GAAGAAGGTGAATACACCGGCGCGTTTCAGCTATGTACCGCACAGGACAGAACCTGGATACACGCCGATAGCTTCAACAAATGGGCTGGTGTGTGTTACCTCACGCCCGATGCGCCTGTGAGCGGTGGTACGTCATTGTACCGTCACAAGGCTACAGGCCATCGAGAAAATGTGTATGGCGATTATTATGAGTCATACTATGGCGATTATGAATCATACGACTATACCAAATGGGATGAGGTAGATCGGATAGGAAACATCTATAACCGAATCATCCTCTATCGTGGCAACTTGTTCCATGCCTCGGTAGATTATTTTGGTTCGACCTTCGAGGATGCTCGATTGTTTCAGACATTCTTCTTCGATACCGAATACTAATCCATCCTTTCTATTGAAAATTAAATGCGGCTTCGGCCGCATTTTTTTGCACTTTTTTATGTACATTATTTCGAAAAGATAGTAGATTGAATAATAAGCTAAGGAGAAAAACATTGACTAACACTATCACATTCGATTTCGACTATAACCACAACATCTTCGAAACCCTCGTACCATACTATCCACACATCACTAACATTAACTATAACTCCGATACCCCATCCGGAAATCCCGAAATCACTATCACCTTTACCACACCCGAAACACTCAACCAATTCAAAACCGAAAATTATCTCTAATAACAACTTAACAACTAGGAATTATATTATGACTGACGAACAATTTGACGAACTCTTTGAAACCCATGATGACATGTACGAACAGTACATGGTATACATCACTGAGAATGCTGATGGCGACTGGCCGATCTGCAACGGTGATGATGTCATCGAAGCAGCCGAATGTTTCTACCTCTTCGAAGAGTTTCGTGACCATTGGATTGCTGCTAACCGCGATTGGGATGCTGAAGCTGACCGTAACGATTACGAAAAACAATTTGCATAATTTTGAAAATAACTGTGTACATTATTTTGAAAATATCGTAGTATGAATAATAACGAATGGAGATTATTATGCCTTACGCTCTTATGATTGCTGGTCTGATTACGATGTGTGTTCCTGAAGAAGCTGGTTTGCTTCGTATGTTCCTGCAGGCTGGATTCGGCCTCGGCATGTTCGGCCTCGGTACGCTCATTCTTCTCGATGAAAATAATGCATAATTTTAAAAATAACTGTGTACAAATTATCAAAACTTTGGTAGTATGAATAATAAGCTAAGGAGATTGTTATGAATTATTATACACGTGAGATTGCTAAGATCCTCGATATCAGCCTTGACGATGCACTCCGCATTCAAGACGAAATGGAATGCAACGGTTTTGATTTCAGCGAAGCAACTACTAATCAGTTTATGCGTGAAATCAAGTATCAACGTACAGCTTTGTCTATCTAATCTAATTTGAAACTGAAGGAAATATATTATGGCACATATGATTGAAATGATTGACGGTCAGGCTTCGATGGCTTGGGCAGGTGACCTTCCTTGGCACGGTCTTGGCACGAAGGTCTCAAATGACCTGACACCCGACCAGATGCTCAAGGCTGCAAACCTTGACTGGAAGGTTACTCCGGTTCCTGCATTTGCCACAATTGACGGCAAGCAGGTCGACATCGGTCGTTCGGCTCTAGTCCGTGACCGTGACAATAGCGTACTTGATGTCATCACGAATGACTGGGTACCTAATCAGAACTCTGATGCGTTTGAGTTCTTCAACGACTTCATCGCAGCCGGTGAGATGGAGATGCACACTGCCGGTTCACTTCGTGACGGTCAGATTGTGTGGGCTCTGGCTAAGATTAAGGATTCCTTTGAACTCTTCAAGGGCGACCAGGTTGATTCTTACCTGCTCTTCACGAACCCTCATAAGTATGGTTCGTCAATCGATGTTCGGTTCACTCCAATCCGCGTTGTGTGCAACAACACACTGACCTTGTCGCTTTCGCAGAACTCCAGTCAGGTTGTCAAGGTATCTCACCGCAACCAGTTCGATGGTGATGCTGTCAAGGAAACCCTTGGCATCGCTAAGGAAAAGCTCCAGTCCTACAAGGAAATGGCAGCCTACCTCGGTTCGAAGCGTTTCAACGACGAGAATATTGTTGACTACTTCAAGCGTGTCTTCCCTGTGTCTGGTGCCAAGAAGGAAATCAGCAAGAACGCTGAGATCGCTCTCAACATCATCGACCAACAGCCTGGTGCAGAGTATGCCGAGGGTACCTGGTGGCAGGCATTCAACGCCGTCACCTTCATGACTGACCACGTAATCGGCCGCAGCGCTGATACGCGTCTCCAGTCAGCCTGGTACGGCTACAACAAGGGTCTTAAGACTCGTGCATTGGAAACCGCTGTTGAATTTGCAGACGCAGCATGATATCAATGGGGAGAGCTTCGGTTCTCCCCACTAATAAATAATGCATGACAGAAGAAAACGGAACTTACTTTGTAGGAATGCTTCTTGAAACCGAGGATGATGAAATCATCTTTCCGGTAAGATTCCATACAAAGAATTACAAAGAAGCTCTTATACTAACTCGCTGTATCACGGAAGGTGATCCTCGAAAGCGAGTCATGTTCGCTGATATTGATGAGGAGTACTAATATGAAAAAGCTTATTGCATCTGCTCTTGCTGCCAGCATGCTGATTACTACACCGGCCTTTGCAGAACACCGTTCAAGAGATAGAGACTATAGCCAACACGAACGCCGTAAAAGTGGATGTGGTTGGTTGTGCGGAGCTATCATCGGCGGTGTTGTTATCGGTGCTCTTTCTTCTGATCGTAGAGAGCGTAGAGAACGAGATCAAGAGGATGATAATCGTTACTACCCACCTAATTCTCGTTATGATGAACGTTACTGTGTCCGTGAACAGATTGTTGAGTGGCGCCGTGGTGAACGTTATATCTATTGGCAAACCACCTGCAATTAAGGAAATTATATGAAGAATTTTATTGCTCTAGCACTTGTATTGATGGCTACTCCAGCTATTGCTCAGAAGACACCAGTAGGTGTTACCTATGATACAACGATTGTCCGTGCCGTTGACGGTGATACCATTGTCATTGCCGCTCCATACCTACCTGCTCCACTGAAGCCAGAACTTGGTGTTCGTATCTTTGGTGTCGACACTCCTGAAAAAGGTTTCCGTGGTAAGTGTGAGAGTGAGAAGGTTCGTGGTGAACAGGCCTCTGTCTTTACCAAGGACGTGATTAAAGCTACTAAGAAGCATCAGGTTGTCCTGTACGACTGGGACAAGTTCGGTGGGCGTGTTCTTGGTGACATCCTGCTTGATGGCATGAGCCTTCGCGACCTTCTTATCAAGAATGGTTTTGCTCGTGAATATTTTGGCGATGCAAAGCAATCTTGGTGCAATTAACTGTGTACAATTAAAGTAAAACATTGTATATATAGTATATCAGTTGTTGACAATCAACAATAAAGGCGGAAAGACCGGGGTTCGACTCCCCGCACCTCCACCATAGACACACGGTCTTTCAACCACACTGCACTCGATGTAGTGTCACGACAGATTGACTTAGTTGCGCAACGTGTGTCTATGATGGGGGTGACCTTGGAATTCGATTTTCGTGTAATAGGGCGGTTCGAGACTGATTGACTGGCAAAGTGCCACAAAACGTAAATGCAGCGAACGATAATTCGTCTGTTGAATTCGCCCTAGCGGCTTAATTCAAATGCGCCCTGGGAGAGCGTGGAAACAGAATCTCCCAACCTTTTCTTGGCCCAATATTCTTTCTTTTTTTGAGACATTTTTAAACGCGTTTCTTCGGAATATGGTTGTACACCTTTAAGGCCTTTATTCCATGCTGGATGTGATTTGCCTTTATTTGCAGAACCATTTCCACCAGAAGAGTGTTTCTTTTGATTATAATATCTAACAGTTTTATTGTTAATGTTAGGAGTCCAGTATAACTCGGTATCCTTAATCATGTTTAACCAACGCTGTTCTGCTTCACGCAAAGCTTTGTTGTCACCATAAACATATTCTAATATGCGGAGTTTGAAAGTTTCTGGCCGTTTCTTATATGCTCTTAGCATCATTTTGTTAGAACATATATAAGAATCTTTTATACGACCCTTGTGGCCGCCAAGATAAAAGAACTTTGCTTTGGTATCATACCAAAGATAAACGTAGCCTGTATATATAGTCATGCTGATACTCCTAGAAAGTGTTAGAGTGACTGGGTGTGCGAAACCGCGAGTCACACCTATTTATAAAAAACTTACTACCAGTTGCACCGCCGGTGCTACGGGTTGATTGCGAGTCTAGTATAAATATTACATGCGGAGGTTGACATCCTCCATTGACTCTTACAAAACTTCAAGTCTTAGATGGCTAGAAAGCGGCATCGTTCGGATGCCACCGACGAAAACAACTAATGATTTTGCATTTCCAGTAAGAGGGAAATGGATGGAAGATACACCTTCGTTATTTCATTTTGTATCTTCTAATAGCATTGATGACGATAAGGGGTTGAGACACTCT